CACTGAGCAGGGCCAGGTAGCGCTGCAGCGCTGCCGTCGCCGCATCCGTGCGCATCCGTGGGACACGCTTGGACCGCTTCGACTTGCCGCTCGGCCGAGCCACGACCTTCTTGTTCTGCCGCTTCGCCATGTACACAGCACCAAATGTCACGCCAAGAAAGCGTAACGTAAAATACAGGCGCCGTGTTGTGCGTGATTGTTGTTGTATGCCGCTCCCGCGCGCGGCTGCGTGTTTTACGTCCCGCCGGACGTGGCCCCGCCGGGCCTAGCACCGATCCACCTCGAACGACGCACCCTTCGGCTCTGGAAGATGGTCCAGAAAGCAAGCCTGAAGGTCGTCATACGTTTGCGCACGATCGATCCGCGCGCAGACGTCCCGGACATCCTGTATGTCCATGTCCAGGTCGGTCGCCACCGAGACCAGTAGCAGCTCCTGCTCATCTGGCCGGGGCACGAAGCGGACCTCGGTGCCAGTCCGCCACGCCATGTCGCGATCACGCGACCACATCGTCTCCACCTGTTTGGCTGTCAGGTCCTTGAACTTTCCGATGCGCTTGAGAGCGCGAAGGTAATTTCCTAGGACCGGCACGTGCCCGTCAGTGACGGAGTACCCGTGCACCTTATCCGCAAGCGTCTGCCCGCGAAGGTGTACAGGAATCTTGGCTAGTGCTCGCCGAAGATCGGCGTGCGACACAATCGACACGCGCGGGTCTGGGTAGACACGCGACAAAATCTCCATGCGCTCGCCCTCTAGCTTCACCAGCTCCATCTCCATCCCGAACAGCCGTGCCGCCTCAGACGGATGAACACCCAGGACTGCCGCAACGGCCCAAATCCCGATGTTCCCCGCCGTCCCCAGTATGGACGTCGTCTTGGCCCCAGAAACCACAGACGACCCGATGTCGTACTCGACGCCTGAGGCGGTGGTGGCCCGCGCATTTAACTGCTTGGCCATCTCATCCGCCCACACCCGCCCGTCCTCCGCTTCAAACCCGCGCTTACCCATCTCGACCACCATCTCAACCAACGCCTGTGCGAATGACCCGTCCAGCCGCCGAAAGTCGCCCTTGTAATACGCGACCTCCCCGTCAATGCGGAGCTTGGCGATGCTGTCGTCGCCGAACACCACGAAGCCGCACTTCGTGAACTCAGCGAAAGTCATCTTGCGTCCCACCTCAATTGGTGGCAACGTAAGCAGCTGGCGCAGACGCTGCCCCACCCCACCGTGGTTCAGTCCAATCAGCACCTGCCGTCTGCGCTGCATCTCGACTAGGAGTGCAGGGGTAAACTGGCCCAGGACCACCGCGTGGGCGGGCGACACGTCAGAAATATTGCGCGGATCGGTTACCTTGGGGTAAACCTCCGCCTTCTGGAACGGTGACACCTTGAACGCGGCGTCTTCAACGCCAGTATGCGCGGCCTGCAGCCACTTCATGCGCTGTTGCGGGGTCTTGGCATCGCGAATCAGGACGTCCACGTCCTTCCGCACAAGACTCTGAGGCTTCTGAACCAGGTAACGCACTACACTGTTCAGCACACCCTTGACATCCTTAGAAATGGCGACGTTGAGGTTCGCCACTTGCTCGATCCGTCCAGCAACGCACTGCTCGTCGCACTCACGCCCGAAGCACGGGGCCGCACCACCCGCGACTAGCACGGGGGCCGCCTGCTCGTAGCGTGGCACGCTCTCGGGGTAACCACCATGCCGCACGGGCACGTAGTTCACCGCCGCGAAGTGCGAGTCCTTCACGACCCGCAGGTACTCCATCAGCAAGTCGACCTCACGTGGGTCCCACTCCTGCATGACCG